TTGGTTAATCTGATAAAGGGGCTTAACCGCCCCTTTTTACATTGTGATTGTTTTGGATTGATATAAAACATGACAGTAACAATAGGCTATACAACAGATGATGACTTTATTGCTTTTGCCTTAGCGCGTGGCGTAACTGTTACCGCACCTAACGCCGCCATTGCACTCACAAAAGCACTTGATTACATGGAAACACGGCAATACAAAGGTTATAAAACAGACAATGACCAAGTGTTAGATTGGCCGCGTCAATACGTCTATATTGATAATGTGTTGTTAGATAGTGCCACAGTACCAAGCGGTATTGTTAAAGCGCAACACGTTATTGCTTTATCTATTGCTAATGGTTACGACCCACTCGCCACAATCGAGCGAGCAGTAAAACGTGAGAAAGTGGACGTTTTAGAGGTAGAGTATCAACCAAACGCAAGCGCAACACCTATTTTACGCTCAATTAACGCGGCATTATCTGATTATGTAGCAAGTGCAACCAGCGTTATGAGGTCGTTGTAATGGCTATCAATTACGCTAATTTAGCGGCATTATCTGAGCGTCTAATTCGTGAAAATGGGCGCGATGCTTTGTTAGTTACAGAGACTAATACAGGCACAGATTATCAGCCAACAATTAGCCAAACGAGCGAAACAATTAAACTTGTGCAAAGCTCATTTACAAGCAATGATAACAATGATTTTGTACTACAGGCACATGATGTTAAGTTTTTAGTGTCTAGCGCGTTTACAGTTAGTGTAAAACAACGAATTGAGACAAACGGGCTGCAATATAGTATTGTTGCAGTTAAAGAGATTAAACCGAGCGATACAGGTATTTTATACCTTGTGCAGGGGCGTTTATAATGTCGTTTAATGATGATATACAAAAATTAGCTCGTAAACTTGCTATCACACAAAAAAAGGCAGTAGCAGCATTTTGTATTAACATTAGCAGACGTGTTGACAATATGAGTCCAGTGGATACAGGTTTATTTCGTGCGAATTGGCAAGCAACACTAGACCAGCCTTACACTGGAGCGGTAAAAACAGCTAACAGAATCGGAAGTATTGACCATGTTATACCTTTTGCTAAAGCCGCTAACGGCCATGTGTTTTACTTAACTAATAAATTGCCTTATGCTCAAGCGTTAGAATATGGCCATAGCGCACAAGCCCCTAACGGCATGGTGCGAGTTAGCGCAAGAATGGCATTGCAAGAGTTAGAAAATGCGGTCAGGAGTGTGCAATGAGTCAAGCGCAAATTGAGTTAGCACTCTTTGATAAATTAGAAGCAATCAAGGCATCATTACCTACAATTTATTATCCAAATTCGCCAAACAAAAACAAACCTAATCCACCAACTGGCGAGCACATTCGTGTTAGTGTATTAAACGCAGGTACAAACGCAATCGGCATTGCAACAACAGACCAAACGCTAGGCATTATGCAATGTTTAGTATTAGTAAAAGACGGAACAGGAACGGTAAGGGCTGCACAGATAGCCGATTTAATTTTGAGCGCATTTGCAAGAAATACGTTATTATCTAACAATGTTAGAATAGACAAGACAGGCAGTGTAGGCGTTGGTTTTACTCAAGACGGATGGTATATGTTGCCTGTGTCTATCCCATATCAGCAAATTAAATAGAGGTCACTTATATGACAAATTCAATTGTACAAACTAGCGCAGGCACTACTATCGCCATTAGTGCGGTATTACCTGCAACCGATGATGCGGCAGGTTATGCAGCTTTAACATGGGCAGCTATTGGCGAGGTAACCGATTTAGGCGAGTTTGGCCGCGAATATGCAACAGTTACGCATAACCCTGTGGCAAGCCGTCGCACGATTAAACGTAAAGGCTCTTATAATGACGGTACGATGACTTTACAGTTGGCGTTAGACCGTGATGATGCAGGGCAAATCCTCGCAAAAACAGCTTTAGGCTCTGATGCTAACCAAGCAATCCGTTTGACATACCAAGATGGCTCAAAAGACTACTTTAGTGCTATGGTTATGTCGTTTAAGACTAATGTTGGCAGTGTTGACCAGATTCTATCAGGTTCTATTAATTTAGAAATTAACACCGATATTATTCCTGTTGCGCTTCCTTAATTAACCATGCCCCGATAAAAAGGGGCAATTATAAAAAGGTTTTATCATGGATTTATTGCAGTTATTGCCAAGCGATTACTTTGAGCTAACATTAAAGCACCCAGTTAGCGGTGATGAATTAGACGCAAAAATTAAAGTTTACGGCAAAGATTCGAGCGTATTTCAAAACGCAATCAAAGCACGTGCAAAAGCTCAGATTGCACGAAAGTCTAAAGATATTGACTTAGAATCAAACGAAAAAGACAGCATCGAACTATTAGCCGATTGCACAAAAGACTGGCAGGGAATCAGCGAGGGCGGCAAACAAATCGAATGTACTCGCCAAAATGCCATTGATATTTACAGTAAATACAAATGGATTCGTGAGCAAGTCGATATTGCCATTGGTGACCGTGCAAATTTTTTTATCAATGCGTAGAGCCGTTAAAACTCTACGTCAGACAACAAGCATGGTGGAATAGTTGCCCACAAATTAAAGGCGCGAAAGAATACAACCGCATATCGCGCCTTCAATCATTTAAAAAAAACAATCCTAACGAATCCGCTTTAATGCCGTATTTAGAGTGCGGTCAATATCTTATCGACTTATTACACGATGCTGGCACAGTTGCTTATAATGACGGTATAGCAAAAAGACTGTCATGGGTAGAATTAAAGGCATGGTGTGACTTAACAGGGCTTAGGCTTTGTCCATTTGAATCTGCTACAATTATGATGTTATCGGCTGCATATGCTGATATGCTAAACGAAGCAACAGACCCAAATTGCCCTAGTCCTATGTTGCCAAAAATGACACAATCAAAACGCGAACAAGTTGCTATAGGTTTAAAAAATGCGTTACGCTCAATCGGTAAAAAGAGGTAAAAAACATGGCTGATTTACTAATGATTGGGCTAGGTGTTGATACTAGACGATTACGCGATGGCGAGCGTGCGCTAGGAAGTTTACGACAAGCAGGGAATAGGACAGAAGCCGCTTTAGGCCGCATGGCTTCCATGTTAGCTAGTGCTTTTGCTATTCATAAAATCATTGAATATGCCGACTCTTATACTCAATTACAAAACAAACTAAAGTTAGTCACAGATTCAACCGAGGCACTTGCATACGCAACTGACGATGTTTATCAAATTGCATCACGCACAAATCAAGCATTGGGGGCAACAGGTGACTTATATTTTAAAATTAGTCAGAACTGTGATAAATTGGGATTGAGTGTTAGTGATGTATCGCGAGTCACAGAAACATTTGCAAAAACATTAGCAATATCAGGGGCAGGAACACAACAAGCAGAAGCGGCTATTCTGCAATTTAGCCAAGCGTTAGCAAGCGGTGTTATTCGCGGTGATGAATTTAACAGCGTGGCAGAAAACGCACCTGCCGCGATGGACGCATTCAGTCGCGCATTAGGTGTAAGCAAAGGCGAGTTACGCAAACTTGCAGCAGAGGGAATGCTTACGACAGATATTTTAATCAGTGCATTGCAAGAGCAATCAAGCGTTGTTGATGAATTAGCATCAAAGACAAGTGCAACAATCGGCCAAGCATCAACCAAACTTAAAAACGCCATGATTGTCTTTGTTGGTCAATTAGATGTTGCCACAGGTGCAAGTAATTCGCTTGTATCGTCATTGGAGGGTATTACAGCTTGGATTGATAGTGGACAGCCACTAGAGACACTGACTTATCAGTTTACGTTGTGGAGTTATGCTGTCGATGATGTGTCATCGGTCACTGTTGATTTATTAAAATACTTGGGCGTATTACGCAAAGATGGCGGTGATACTGCATCATTTTTATCTGATGCTTTTACAAATCTGCCAGTCAACATTGCAACATCATTCAAAATTGCACAAGTCGAAGTTAAGTCATTTTTTGATTATGTCAAAGAAGGATTGATTATTAGTGCCGAGCGTTGGAATGAGCTAGACAAACAGCGCAAGGATTCTATAGCTGCTATTTTAGCCGAGCGTGATGCGCGTTTAGGTGCAGGAAACACGGCAGTTAAAGCGATTCAAGACGAGCGCAAAGCAAGGGAGGAGTTAAGAAAACAGAAAGAGCTTGATGCCTTGCTTGATGATTGGATAAACGAAAGCACAAGAAAATCAACAAAAGAGCTTTTTGAAGAAAGAAAAAAACAGCTTCAAGCCGAAAAAGAAGCAGAAAAAAACAAAAAACAACAATCTAAAGATGCTGACCAGTTACAAGAAAAGTATAAGTCTCTTTTGTTGTCAGCAAAAGAAAGGGTTGAATTGTGGGGTAATGAGTCAGAGTTGGCAAAACTTAACTTTGACTTGCAAAATACAGAGTTATCAAAGCTACTACCAAAACAAAAAGAGTTATTACGGATTCAATATGCCAAAATTGACGCATTAAAAGCCGAAGAAGAAGCAAAAACACAACAAAAAGAAGTTGATAGTTTTATGGCACAACAAGCGAAAGAGTTAGACGCGCTACGCCAAAGTTTTGCAACAAAAAACGAGATTGCAAGCCAAGCCTATTTGCAGCGTGAAGCAATCATACAACGAGGAATTGCTAGAGGTGCGATTTTAGAAAACGAGGCTGCAATACTTCGCAAACAAAATGAACAACAATATGCTGATGAAAGAGTGGCTATTGCTAAAGAAGAGGCTGACAGAAAGCGGCAAATTGAACTTGATAGACTTAGCGCAATGAGTCAATTATTCGGCAATCTTGCAACGCTAATGAATGCTCAAAACCGAAAGCTATTTGAAATTGGCAAAGCTGCTGCAATCGCTCAAGCAATCGTTAATACCGCAACAGCCGTTACAAATGCTTTAGCAGTGCCGCCATTCCCACTTGGCCTAGCATTGGCAGTGACAGCAGGGGTAGCAGGGGCAGTGCAGATTGCAACTATTCAAAACCAAAAGTTTAGCGGCGCGCGCGCAATGGGTGGCGATGTACAAGCAGGTAATAGCTACTTAGTGGGTGAACGTGGGCCAGAAATTATTACAATGGGTGGCAATGGCCATGTAACACCTAACCACAAATTAGGCGGTGATACTAAAGTAACGATTGTCAACCAAACAACTGGTAAAATTGATAAAGTCGAAGAGCGCAGAATGCCTGATGGTGAGTTGATTTTAACAGTCATTGAAGCAGTCGCAGCGCAAACATTAGACCCAAATAGCAAGATTAGCCGAAACCAAGCAGCCGCGTTTGGCTTACAACGGAGACGTTAAACCATGCCTACCCCAGTTTTACCGCGTGATTTATACCCTGTTACTTCGCCAAGCGGCTATAGTTACGCATCGGCTCAAGGCGTACACATGACCCAAGTCGAAGGGGGCTTTAATCGTTATGCAATGGATTTTGACAGAGGCACAAGGGTTTATAATGTTGCCTTAGCGTGTACGGCAGGGCATTTGCAAGTTTGGGAGTTATTTTATTTACGCATTATTAAAAAAGGCGCGTTAGCGTTTGAGATGCCATTAGATAGCGGCACAGGACTAGAGCAACATTTAGTTAATATCATCCCTAACTCTGTAAACACAACCGAAACGGATGGCAATAATTTTGTAGTGACTTTTCAAGTAGAAGCAGAATCTAAGATTTACGATTTTACCTATGGGGGTGCAGAATTTATACTATCGTATTGGGAAGATTATGGGGATTTAGGGGGTTTAGGCGATTTCTTCGACCGTTTGTCCGAGTTTGTTTTATATGATACGTTGGTGTTTTTATGAGTTTAGACGTAGAAGCAAGATTAAGAGAGTTTTTAGCGAGTGCGCCTCAAACAATCTATATGATTGAAGTGATAAGCATAGCGCACTCTGATTTAACACAAACTTATCATTTGTGGCGTGAGCCGAGCAATGGTAGCGTGGTTGATGAAAATGACAACGTGCTAACTGTGCGCTCAACTAATTTTACAGTAGCATTGGCAGGAACACCCGACAACTTAGACCAAAAATTCACAGTAAATATTGACACAACAGACCCCGACAATCTGCTGAGAAAAGAGTTAGACAGAATCCCGTTAGATACTACCGAAAAAATACTTTTAACATATCGCGCCTATTTGTCCGATGATTTAACAGAACCGCAAGCCGTGCAAACCTTACAAGTCGAATCCATTGCATATAATCGCGGAACAGCAACAATCTCAGCCATTGCACCTAAGCTTAATGTTAATCGTACAGGTGAGCTTTATACGTTTAGTAGATTCCCAATGTTGCGTGGTTTTTTATGATTGAAAAATACATTGCAAAACATTACGAATGGCCTCCGTGTTGGCAGTTAGTCGCTGATGTTTATGTTAATGAGCTAGGGCTATCACTTGATGACTACACACCAAAAAGTAACACGATGCGAGACGTGGCTAATGCGTTTAGAATTGCTTTACACAATAACAAACACGGTTTTGCAAAGACCGAAAAAGCGAATAATTTAGACGTGGTTTTGCTTGGTAAAAATAAGAAGGTCACGCATTGCGGATTGTTTTATAATCAGGGAGTCCTGCATAGTTTGCGTGATATGGTGATATGGCAGCCCTTGACACAAATAGCCGATGTTTACGGACTCATTGAGTATTATCGTTATGACTGTAAAAATTAGTATTTATGACCATGTTTTTAAAGCGA